CATGTGCTCTTCCGATCTGAGGGAGAAAAATAATGGCACAAAGTCAAGGCATAACTATTGAAGGAGAAAAGGAATGAGTAAATTAACAGAACTCAATCAGGAACTCCACGCATTAAGAGAAAAACAACACGCTAACATTCAAGAAATGAAGGAAGCCTTCGAAGGTGGACAAGAAGTTTCAGTTGAAAAAAAGCAAGCCATTGAAGATGTCAATGTCGAGTTGGAGACTCTTAACGCAAAAGTAAACGAGTTAAACGCTCTTGAAGTTCAAGAAGCAAGACTTGAGGACGCATTAGAAAAAGGCAAAGAAGTTAAATCAATGCCTATCCACAATGACGAGCCAAAAGAAGTAAGAAAATCTCTTGGTGGTCAATTTATGGACTCTAATGCTTACAAAAGTTTTATGGAAAATGGACAAAAGAACATTAACTCCGAACTTAAGTGGAATCCACAAGTAGAAATGAAAACTACTTTAACAGAATCAGGTTACCCACCTGCAGTTACAAGGTCAGACTTAGTAGTACCAACTGCTACACTTGACCCATTACAAATACCTGACCTTATTGATACAATCACTACAGACCAGTATCAATACAAGTATTTGGAAGAAACTACATTCACTAACAACGCAACTGCAAAAGCCGAAGGTACGGCTCTTGGAGAAAACGCTCTTGCTTTTACAGAGAGAACAGAAGAAATCCGTAAAATCGGTGCTTTTATTCCTGTAACAGAAGAATTGTTAGCTGATGTTTCAGCAGTACAAGGTTATCTTGATTCAAGATTACAAACAATGGTAAGACTTGCAGTCTCAGACCAAATGGTCGGTGGCTCAGGTGTTGCACCAAACCTTACAGGTATCGTAAATAAAACTGGAATTAATACTTTCGGATACGGTGCTTATGGTGGAAACCTAAAAAGAATTGGTCAAGTTTATGAAGCAATTACTGAAATTCAGAAAGATAGCTTCTTAACTCCTGACGCAATTATTATGCACCCTTCAGACTGGTATCAACTAGTTACCGAAGTCAATGCAGTTACAACAAGTGGTAGCTTAAACCCTCTATTTGTTGGTGCAGGACAATTCGGTGGTGGCGTTGCACCTACCCTTTGGGGACTGCCTGTTGTATTATCAACAGAAGCAGGTGCAGGTACAGTAATCGTTGGTGTATTCGGTGGTGGACAAGCTATTCATATTGTCGCAAGACAAGGTATGGAAGTTGCTATGTCCGACTCTCATGATGACAATTTCGTAAAAGACATTGTTGTTATGAAGGCAACAGTACGAATGGGAATGCCTATTTATAGAGCTTCAGCATTCTGTACTATCACAGGATTCTAAGAAATTAGATTATGGCTTTGATGTCCCATTCCTCTTACGAGAGTGGGACATCTAGCAAAAAGGAAATTATGAAATTAAAAAAAGATATATGGAGTAACGACAAAGGCGAATGTGCTGAGTCAACTGAAGGCTTACCTAAAGGTTGGAATAAAGGAAAACTTATAGGCAAAGCAGGTCAAGATATGCTCGAAGCAGATTACAAAGCTCTTAAGTTCGTTACAACAAAAGCAAAAGCACCTAAAGAAAATAAAGCTAAGTAGGTTTTAAGTGGCACAGTATGTGGACAAAACTGATTTAAAAGCATATATTGGTTTGTCAGGTACAGGACAAGATGACAATATCGATACTGCTATTGATTCAGCTTGTAGATTAATTGATAGTATTTGTGGGAGAAAATTCTCGCAAGATAGCACAGTTGTCGATAAAACTTTTACACCTAAAACTAGGTTGTACATAGATACACCCGACATTTCAACAACTACTGGCTTGATAGTTAAGTTAGATACAAATGATGACGGAAGTTTTAACAAGACACTTACTTTAAACACAGATTACATTGTTGAGCCAACTAATCCTAGAGTCATAAAGATTACAGGTGGCACAACTTACTATGAGCCTTTTAACAAAATTACAATTCTTGATACAAGAAGCTCAGAGAGATTTGACCCAACAATAAAAAACAATATTAAAATTACTGCAAAGTGGGGATATTCGATTGTCCCTGAAGATATAAAGACTGCAACATTAATACAAGCTCTTAGATACTTTAAGAGAAAAGATACTCCCTTCAATACTTACGGAGATGTCAATACAGGCGTTAGTGAACTCTTTTCACGTCTTGACCCTGATGTCCAAACAATACTTAAAGGACACAAAAAAGTCACTCTAAGTGGCACAATTCTATAATTATTTTTAAATAAGTAATAAAAGCCTATAAACATTGAGCTTTTTTTTATGGATTTCTTATTAAATGCTTGCATTATAATCAAAGATTATATAATATATTCTTATGAATGAATTAATAAATACTTTAGAAAAAGCAAAATCACAAGGTCGTAATCTTATTCTTAGTTGGGAAGAAGATTGCGTAGAAACAGTTTGTATTCAAGAAGAATATGTAGAATATTATTTAGACGGTATGCTTACTTTCAAAGAAGGCTCAGAATGTGGTAATCACACAGGTCAAAAACCAACACACCCTGATGTAGTCTTAAGAGCAGACAAAGAAGTTTTTACTTATAACCTTTGCCAAGATTGTATGAAGAAGTTCTAAACAATATTTGTTAGTATGTCTTTATGGCAACTAAAAACAATTTCCAAATAAATGGAATGACTCAGATAAAACGTAAATTACAAAACGCAGGTTTTACTCTTATACCTTTACGTCATCTTATGAATGAACATTCAGAAGCTATTGTTGAAGAAGCAAAAAAAGTTGTGCCTGTTGATACTGGTAAGTTACAGAAATCTATTAAGGCTAAGAATGTTGCTATGCGAGGTAGGTTGCCTACATCAGTCAAAGTAGAAGCAACTGCACCACACTCAGCTTTTGTACACGGTAACTTTAAAAGACTTCCTAATGGTTATAGATTGCCACCAAAGAAGAATAGAAAAAACTGGGGTGGTGCTAACTGGAGAACTAAACCACATTATCCACCTATACAACCAATAGAAGAATGGGCTAGTCGAAAAACAGATGTCAACCCTTATTCTGTGGTAAACTCCATTAACGAGAGAGGAACTCCCTTAGTTCCATTCTTACTTATAGCTGAAAAGAACACAAGAAAAGAGCGTAGGAAAATAACACGCAAAGTTTCAGCAGAGATTTCTTTGGCTTGGAAATTAAAAAAGTAAGGCTAAGATAAGGAGAGATATGTCAAAATATGGAACTGGTGGCAATAAGCCGTCAAGCAGAAGGCGTAACAGAAGAAGGACAGGTAAAAAGTAAATGGCTTTTATACACGGTAAAGATACCAAAGTTTTTATGGACTCAACAGATTTGAGTTCTTATTTAAGTTCTGCTGACCCAAGTAGAACAGTTGATGTTGGAGAGACAACCACTTTTGGTAGCTCTAACAAAACATTCGTTGCAGGAGAAAAGGACGCTTCAGTTTCCTTCTCAGGATTTTTTGACGCTACTGCTGATAATATTATTCAAGGTCTAGTTGGAACTAATGATAAAGTCGCTCTCATTGGTTTTGACGGAGTTGACGCAACAGATGATTGTATGTTCGGCAAAGGTGTAACAACTAACTATGGGATTTCAAGTCCTGTTGGAGATGTTGTTGCAGTTACCTTTGACTTACAAGCAAGTGGTTTCTTTAGTGGTAGCGTTTTAGAAAATGCTACTGTTACTGCAACAGGTAACGGAACTGCTAGAGATAATGCTAGCTCTACTTCCAATGGTGGTGGTGCTTTTATAATTGCAACATCAGTATCAGGAACAAGTACGCCTACGTTGACTGCTAAGATTACACACTCAGCAGATAACTCAACCTATGCAGACCTTGTAACTTTTACTGCTTTAACATCAGCAGGTGCAGAAGTTAAAGAAATAGCAAGTGGCACAACAGTAAATCGATACTTAAAAGTCGTTTATACTGTTAGTGGAACAAACCCAAGTTTCAATGTTATAGTTGGATTTGGAAGAAATAATTAAAAGGAGAATATATGGCATTTGTACACGGTAAAGATTCAGTTTTCAAACTTGATAACTCAGGTGGGTCATTAACTGACATCTCAGCTTTTGTAAACAATGTTGATTTTCCTGAAACATCAGATGTATCTGAAACTACAACACTAGGTGCAGATAATAAAACATATATCGCAGGTCTTAAAGACGCGACAATCGGATTGTCAGGTCTTTGGGATTCTACTGCTGACGCTATATTGGGTGCAGTTGTTGGTCAATCAGCAACTCTATCTTTTGAATATAGCCCTGAAGGAACAGGTAGTGGCAAAGTAAAATATACTGGAGAAGCAATTTTGACTTCTTATGCCATATCAAGTCCAGTAGGAGATGTCGTAGGATATTCTGCCGATATGCAGGTTTCAGGTGCAATCACAAGAGCAACACATTAATAAGTAAAAAGGAGAGCTAGACGTATGGCTAAAATTTTAAACTTAGATGACATAAAGTCATTACCTGATGTGCCAACCAAGACTATTGATATTCCACAATGGAATGTCTCTATGAAGGTAAAAGGCATATCTAAAAAAATGCAAATCGAATTAGGTCGATTAATCAATGGCGAACAAACAGACGCTTTTGATTATCAAAAAGCACTTCTAATAGCAAGTGTGGTTGAGCCTAAGTTAACCGAAGAATCAATAGATGAACTGTATGAAAAAGACGCAACAGTTATTGATTTAATATTTGCAGAACTTAATACACTTAACGGTGTAGGAAGCGAGATTGAGTCGGCACTAGCCGAAGATTTCAAAAGCTAACCCTGACTTAGTATTCCAATTCAGATTAGCTCGTGACTTAAGAATGACAGTTGGCGAACTGCGAACTAAAATGTCATCATTAGAGTATTCTCAGTGGGCTACATACTACTATGTAGAACAACAAGAGAGGAACAAACAACGAGCTATGGCAGAAGCAGAAGCTAAGAAAAGGAAACAAAGATAATGGGTAGTTCAAATATCCTAATAAAACTTGTCCTAGAAGGATTTACTAAAGCTAAAGCCCAAATGAATAATTTGGGTAAGTCAACTGATGACTCATCAGGGAAATTAAATAAGTTTGGTGCAGTAGCTAAAGTTGGTGCTATTGCCGTTGGTACAGTCCTTGTTAAAGCCTTAGCAAGTGCAACAAGAGAGTTCATAGAGTTCGATGATAAACTCAACCAATCTCTTGCCATAATGAAAACAACAGAAGAACAACAACATAGAATGGCTAAGGCTTCACGACAAGTAGCCATTGAATCAAGAGTAAGTGCTGATGAATCAGCAGAAGCGTTTTTCTTCTTAGCGTCAGCAGGTTTAGACGCAGAACAATCTATACAAGCATTACCACAAGTTTCTAAATTCGCACAAGCAGGTATGTTTGATATGGCTCTTGCTACTGACTTAGCAACTGACTCGCAGTCTGCATTAGGTCTGACAGTTAAAGACGCAGAACAAAACCTTACAAACTTAACTAGAGTCACAGACGTACTTGTAAAAGCTAACACCTTAGCAAACGCTTCTGTACAACAGTTCTCAGAAGCTCTTACAAACAAAGCAGGTGCTTCTCTAAAGGTTGCTAACAAATCTATCGAAGAAGGTGTAGCAGTCTTATCAGCTTTTGCAGATAGAGGTGTTAAAGGAGCTGAAGCTGGAGAAAAACTAAACCAGTTACTTAGAGATATACCAAGAGCAACAGCTAAGAACTCAGAAGAGTTTGCAAA